TTTTATTTTTATTTTTATTTTTGTTCTGTGTACAACGCTATGGAAGTGCCTTTTGCATTGGAAGCCAAAACCCTTCAAAATCCATTGTTCCAGTCACAACAGTACTCGATGTATAAAACAATTCATTATGGTATATATCTTCATTATCACTAATAGGCATGCTTTGCTTTGCAGACTCAAGAGAGGAGAAAAACCTGGCTTCGTAAACGACATCGGGAGTACCAGTAGTGGTAACATCGATGCGAACAAAGTAGGGCTCGTTCTCGGCAAAGTGCAAGTTAAATTCCAAGGCACCGCCCCTTGAAAAGGTTGGCAGGGTGCCAGTGGTAAGAGTGATAATACCATAGAATACTCCTGAGCTATTATTATAGCCAGAAATGCTTGTTGTCAAGTTATTTGCTGTTTTGTCACTTCGGAAAATGATAGGTTCTTGCGCAACTGGTGTATAAGCTACCCAAGCACACGAGATGTTCGATTTTGCGATTGGTAAGAGCTCCATATTTAGAGCCTGACCAATAAACTCATATTCGACTTCTAGGTAGAGGTTCCCGGCGGATTGGACTGAGCCACCCTGACTAGCAGTGACAACCACAAACAACCCCGGAGTTGTCTCACGAGCATCAATTGGAGTTTCTCGCGTGTAGAACTCTTCATCATCAAGATAAAAACCTCCCTCACAGCAAGCCTCATTCCAAATTGACGTCTGGATAAAACCAGGATAGGTGGAAATCTGCGCTAGCATTTTGTTGCCAGAGAACACTTGTAGTGCTGGGTCATCACACATGGCCATGGCTATCGCACCTTCAGTGGTAGCTGAACACGTAGGTTCGTAGTGGAGCTTCGCCTTGAGGCATCGTGTAAATTCATACGATTTCGCTGACGAACCTATAACACCGCCTAAAGCGATGGGGTCAAGCGCTATCATTGATCTAACGACACCTTCCACAGAGCCACCAGGGTGTGAAATTGAGCCGATCAAAAACTTTGAGTGTACCAACCTTTGCATCCAACCTTTATATACTCCGTCTGAAACTGAGTTTGCTAGGTTCACATGGGTCTGCTCCTGCGTGGCTCTCACATTTGCATTATAGCCTTTGCGACTAGTTGAGTACTTAACAGTACCCACCCTCAAGTCACCATGGTAGACTATAGCAGTGCGAGAAGCCACGGGGCTGCCAGTTCCGCTAGCTCCCCTACGTTGCTTAACAGAGCTATTATCTCGTCGACGAACGACTTGTCGTCCATCTCCTGATTTGCCAAGTTGTTTACATTGTGCAACAAGTTGATTCCTGCGTTGTTTGTTGAGGCCTTCGATGCGAGTGACGAGCTTTGTGCTTGGTGTGATCGGGTGGCCAAACGTTTGTTGGCTGATCCTCCTTGCTTGCGTTTTCTTCGCGTTCTGGGCATTGTACATTGGAATATTTCTGTGGTCCGGTGGGCCAGTTTAAAGACATAGTCGGTCTGGTAAATGCGATCTATTTACCGAGGTAGTCAACGCCTACCAAGCGCTTAAAGACCCGGTGTTTTAGGACCACCGGGAAGGTAGCGTACTTGAGCTCACGTACCATTGTACGGGCTTCAAAGAGTTCGGCCTCTGATACACCATACCTTTGGCAGATGTACATCTCCGGTCGCTCGAAGATGGGCGTTACGGTACCTTTAGCAACTTTATAAGTGCCACGTTCGATCTCGCGCACTACTGGTCGGTCGAAATCAAGACCCACACTTACGTAATCACCCAAGAGTGGTAGATGCAGAGCGGTCGCATAACATTTCGCTCCCTCTGCTACAATGCATCTTGCCGCCTCCTGGTGTGTTAGATCACGATAAAAGCGTTTGAAGTCACCCATGCGTTTGCCAATCTTGGCTAAACGACTAGGTAGGGGCACCCACCTCAAACCATAGTTCGAGGGAAGCCACCAACCTTTGAGAAACGTTGCCCTACCTATCCAGTTACTGTGATACTGCATTTTGACTCGAAATCCGAATCGACCAAAGCCGTCCGCTGTCAATTGTCCATCATTTTCTGAGAACACTTGGAGGGTAACCATGATCAGAACTAGAGTGTTACCGGAGCATGTGTTAGGACCACCTGTGTCTCTAAAACAGCCGCCATTCGGGTGACCCTTTTGATCCACCCAATCACCTCGTTTGAGTCTAATGGCGCCGGTACCCATTTTCTTACAGTCAATAACATATAAGTAAGGAAGTTTACTGATTTCTTTTAACCTTCGCACAATCTCTTGCGGAACACCTAAATGTCGCATAGCTTGGCGCTCTTTCTTCAGGGCCTCATACCCATTGCTTTGATCCATCATGGACATGTCAAATTCGACAGCCCTGCCGGTGCGTGGGTATACAAGTAGTCCATCATCTCCTTGAACTATGAGTACTGCGTCGAAGTGGGAATTACACGCTGAGATACCAAAATCAGAGAGAGAGTCCTCGTTCCTTGAACCACCATAGACCACGCCCACTAGCCGCTCACCTACTCGAATAGTGTGAGGGCCTTGTGGAGAAAAATCCTCGTGCAGTCTATCCATTAACGCGTGGATCCACGGACCAATGAATAGTTGTTCCACAGGTTCGACTGCAGCGATGGGTCTTGGTTTGTCCTTGAAGAGGACTTCATCTGCTTTGACATGTACTCTAACATGATCCTTCCTTCGCGAGAACATCTCACTTGGCGGCAGGCGGAGCAACGCTTCATATTTCTTCCTCTGTCTAGTGGGAAAATGAGCGGCCCACATCCACGGTTCCGTTGGAGTGAGTTCATAGGAGGGGAATTGCTTGTACCATTTGATTTTTTCATAGCGATGTCCAAGATAAGCATGATCAACCCCGGGCCTATCCATCAAAGGTGGCCGCGCACTGATATGACGATGTTCAAGAACTTTCATCAAATTATGTGCGTTTTGCGCTGGGACGAACATTTTAACATCAAAGACAACAATTTGAGACCATCCATGACCAAGGTGATTTCCACCAGTTTCAGCTGCTGCGCGCAGGAGGTCGAGAGAAGTCTCTCTTTTGTCAACGGTAACTTCAAGTACCTCAAAGTTTTTACCAGTAATCTTCCTGATCTGGTGCATCAAGGTCTCTTCAGGGGTTTCCATCTGACAATTGTGTCTAGACACGTAAAAAGTCTGTCTCTCTTGAAACAAACGTAGGATAAATGCTATGAATATCAATACACACACTACTCCATACGAAGCGTACGACGCCGTGGCCTCACACCATGTACTATTAGTATGGTTGCCATAGATTCTAAAATCAGGCCGAGGACCACAGAATGTTTCTTCGATTGTAGGTATGCACACACCAAACATCAAATGTTGAAGTACATTAAATGCAAAGATGGCGGCACGCTGGAATATTGAGGCATCCTGGTGGCAGGTAACACCGAAAGCTTCGAGCAAACTGTCGGCTTCACCCCGGGCTAAGTAATACAAAGCTGGCACATGGGTGAGCAACGGTAAGCCGTACAAGACGAGCATGTTGCAAGCACTGTGAATGAGAACATTACT